GACTCCAGCCAGTGGGGCGCTGCAATCATCGTGGTAGAGTGTCTGTGGGATCGACCATCGAAACTGAACGGTAAGTGTTGGGAAGCACAACTAATAAGGATCGAAGATGCCCATAACACCGGCTGAAAAATTTAATGAAGAGCTAGGGAAGATGGTTGTCTACTGGATGACTGAATTTGAACTCGATCGGTTCTCAGTCACTGGTGCTTTGATCGATACTTCGATCGATGTCTTATTCGGGTCACTTGAACCTCCGAAGGATCTTGATGATGAAGAAGAAGACCACGAAGAAGACGAGTAAGACTAAGTCTAACCCGTCTTGGAGGCACCTCGATAGTTCAGGTAGTGATTCGACGTTTCGTGATTGTAGCAGTTCATCTATCCTGCGTATTCATCGCGGATCTTGTTGTATCATCAAAGACATACTAGCCAATGAAGAGCTATCGTGGGAATCGAAGCTCGACGTGGTCTATGCTCTGAATCGCATTAGTGACTGTGCTTCAGAACTGCATGGAAGAACGGGTAAGCAATCGAAACCATCTAAGTCGCAAGCGGGCGTAAGGAAGACAAAGTGCGAATCGAAACCAAGCCAATCAAAGAAATCATCGAAGACCCGGAAAACGCAAGGGAGCACGGGGCAAGGAACCTCGAAGCAATCGAAAAAAGCCTCGCAGCGTTCGGGCAGCAGAAGCCAATCGTCATCAACAAAGAAGGCAAAGTCATCGCGGGCAACGGTACGCTCCAAGCCGCGCAAGCTATCGGATGGGAAACGATCCAAGTAGTCAAGACCGAATTGCCTGAACTTCAACAGAAGGCATTCGCCGTAGCTGACAATCGAACCGCTGAGATGGCGACGTGGGATGAAGAAGTTCTCGCACGTACCATCAAAGAAGTAGCGGAGATCGATGAGATCTTGGCTGTGCAACTTGGCTTCGAACAAGATGAGATCAAGAGGATGCTCGAAAGACTTGAGATCCCTGAAGAGCTAGACGCACCAGACTGGGCGAACACTGAAAATCAAGAAGTAGACAACACAGTTCAAAGAGTGATGATGCAGTTCACTTTAGAAGAGTTCAAGGCATTTGAACATTGCATTTCACTTCTCAAAGAGACACACGGCGTTTCTGATACGACGAGTGCTGTCATTGCTGCTGTAGAACAGGTTACTGGTCATGAGATTAAATGAAGTCACTAGGAAGAACTTGAACCCTAAAGACTGGATCAAGAAAGCAGTCGATCCATCTGTTTGTCGTGAGACGATTGACTATGATTGCGAAGTCGTTGATCAGAACGGGCAGCATCTCATATCATATTTGCATCATGTTGACGATATGCGATTGGAGGACGTTCGAAAGGCTTTAGTCAGAGTCAAATACGTCACTGACACAAGGACAGGTGGACTCGCTACGAATTCTAGAATATTTGGGTACGCTCCACGGAATTCGATCAGAAACATGATTTGTCGTAAAGTGTCCATGGCTAAAGAACAGCCGATCGAGCATCACGTACTTACGGCTGCTTCAGACATAATTGAAAGCCTTTATAAAAAGTACTCGCCTGAAGCGTATGAACATCATCGTAGCAAAGCTATCGAAAAGATAAGCGACGATTGGCGAATAGGTGACACGGTCTTCACGTCAGGGATTGCGAACAAGAACAACGCACTTGCATATCACTACGATTCTGGAAACGTCAAGCACTGTCGATCAGCTATGTTCGCTTTCAAGAAGAACGTAAAAGGTGGTGAACTGTGCATGCCGGAACTAGATATCAAGTTCGATCTCGGCGATCGTTCTTTGATCCTGTTCGACGGTCAATCAATCATACACGGCGTAGCTCCACTCAAGGTCGGTCTGACTGGTGGATATCGAATCACATCAGTTTTTTATACGTTAGAAGAGATGTGGAAATGCCTACCTATAAATGAAGAAGTGATGCGTGAAAGAGAAAGACGAAGCAGGGTTGAGTCAAAGCAAGCGAAAGAGAAAGCATGATTAAATCGTATGGCGAAATCAAGATGCATTGCAGGCATGCCGCTGACGTGGCTGTATGCGATGAGGTGATCAAGCGTCAAACGTATCTGAGACCTAGACTTGGTTTCATGGTCAGACCTAAATCACTTTGGCTCGACATCGGCGCTAACATCGGTGCTTTCTCAGTATGGGCTGGTAGCCAACGTGCCTCAGAGGTCATCGCTTACGAACCCTGCTCAGAGAACTACAAGCTTGCCAAGCAGAACATGGAACTCAACAACGTACCCGGTCAAGTGCATCAGGTAGCTGTAGGTCATGAGAATGGTTCATTCGACGTGCGATACAATCCTGATACACCGGCTAGGTCTAGCAGCCAAGCAACTAAAGGCACGGTCGAACGTACGAAGATGGTTGACTTCAATGACGTAGTCGATGTGCTTCAACCCAATGGCATCAAGCTAGATGCTGAAGGGGCAGAGCTGGCAATCCTCGACGGTAACGTCAACCTCGATGGAGTCGATTATCTGGTTATGGAATATCACGCTCGATTCGACAAGTCAATCGAAAACGCACGTCGAAGACTCAAGCCGGTTGCGTCTCAGTTCAAGAACTGCAGGATACCGAAATCACTGGTTACAGGCGATGGTGAATATCCATCTTGGATCGACCCGATTTGTTTCTTCTGGAACTGAGGATGAATAACCGATATGATTAACATGCAACGTGAAAATGAAGACAACCTTCCCGAATGGGCTGGGGGTAAGGGGGAGGTCTCACGTTCCAGCCTCAAACTCATCAAAGAGGCAATAGGTAACGGGTGGCAGATCCCCGACCAATGGAAAGCCGCCTTACCTAGTCTCTGTGTCAAGATCGCGATGGACGATAATCGTAATGACCGTGAAAGGCTCAGGGCCATCGAAGTCCTACGTGCGATGTCGAGGGACAACCTTGATGCGGCTCAAGTCGTGGATCGTGTTGAGCGGCTAGACTCAGGACAGGCTACGGAACGATTCGAGCTTGGACCGATCAAATGGAATCCAGAACGCTAGATGACAGGATCGTCGAGCTGGCTGGCAAATGGTCATACATGAAGCGTGACCATTTTCCGCGATGGGATTACCATGAGCTTCTTTCTGAAGCGTACATAGCAGCTAAGACGATCGGTCATCGTTACGAAGAAGGTCGAGCAGCTTACACCACTTTCCTATGGTCGCACCTTTTCTGTCCTGTTTCGCGATCCTACTACAAAGCCTTTTCAGTTACCGTCACACGTGAGAACCGAACTGGCAAACGGCTATACAGACACCGATGGCGGGAGCTGCCTGAAGACTATGATCACCCTCAGTCCATCGAGCCGGAACAAGTAGAGTTGAACCTAGGCATCGACCATGAAAGCGATCTACTTTACATGCTCGGTGTCGGTATGAATCAGAAGCAGATAGCCTATGCGCTTGGATTGTCTGAAGGTCGCATATCGCAAAGGGTGCGACGTGTAAGAGAGGAACTGTCTTGAAAGCTCCGCCGACCCTTGAACTACCAGCCCCGTACGCAAAGCAACATGAAGCCATCTGCGATCCGAGCAGGATATGCATCATCGAGGCCAGCACGAAATCAGGCAAGACGGCCGGTTGCCTTGTTTGGCTTCTGATGCAGGCGTGGAATCAGGGTCTCGAAGGACGTGCGTACTGGTGGGTCGCACCCATTTATCAGCAGGCTAAGGCAATCGGATATAGCCGCATGAAAGCTATGCTGATGCAGGCTGATCCTGAACATCGAGTCTGGAAAGCGCATGAGTCAGAGCTGTGGATTGAGCTTTGGAACGGCTCGAAGATCTGGTTCAAAGGCGCAGACAAGTCAGATAGCCTTTACGGCGAAGACGTTTACGCGGCTGTCATTGATGAGGCTTCACGATGCCGTGAAGAGTCTTGGATCGCTGTACGCTCAACCCTGACCGCAACTAAGGGATGCATCCGCATCATCGGAAACGTAAAGGGAAGAAGAAACTGGGCTTATCAACTGGCTAGGAGAGCTGAAGGTGGTGAGCCTGATATGGCCTACCACAAACTCACAGCGTACGATGCCATCGAGGGTGGGGTCTTAGATCCTGAAGAGGTCCAGCAAGCCAAGAGGATTCTTCCCGATCATGTCTTCAAGGAGTTGTATCTAGCTGAACCTAGCGACGATGGCGGCAATCCTTTCGGCATTCAGGCAATCCAAGAATGCATAGCTCCGTTGTCTACTCAACCTGCTACGGTCTTCGGTGTCGACCTTGCCAAATCGATTGACTACACAGTTGTGGTAGGCTTGGACGATGAAGGTGTAGTGGCGGTGTGCGAGCGTTGGCATGGTACGGACTGGAGAACAACCATCGATCGCATTGCTGGTTTAATCGGTGATGAACTCACGCTTGTGGATTCGACCGGGTTGGGTGATCCTGTAGTCGAAGAACTTCAAAGGACCAGTTCATGCGTTCAGGGCTTCAAGTTTTCAAGCACGTCAAAGCAGCAACTCATGGAGGGTCTCGCAGCGACGATCTCGAAACAAGAGGTCAGGTATCCAGACAACTGGTTGCGAACAGAACTAGACATATTCGAATTCGAACACACGCGGACTGGAGTCAAGTATTCAGCTCCGCAGGGCCAGCACGACGATGGCGTCTGTGCATTAGCTCTTGCAGTTAAGGCGCAAAGTCAGATGAGCAACAAATTCACGTATCGGGTCTTCTAATGCTGCAATGGATCAAACAGCTTTTCACAACACAAGAGTACAACCAAGCCTCAATCCGCATGATGGATACGATGGGGGATCGTGGTTCTAATCGGCCACCGTTCAACTATCAAGCAGCCGTCAGAGGGTATCGATCGTGGGTCTACGCGGCAGCGCATATCAATGCAACTGCCGTAGCGGCAACACCACTGAGGTTGTTCATCAGGTCGAAGTCTGAAACTAAATCGATGTGGCGAACGAGACCAATAAGCAAGTCTCGAAGAGCTTACATGTACGGCGATCTGCCGGGTGACGTTTCGCCATCAAGGAAGGTCATGACAAAGGTCATGGACTTAGGCGATGACTTTGAAGAAGTCACAGAGACACACCCGATCATCGAGGTCTTGCAGAAGGCGAATGGCGTTTACAACGGCTTCGACCTTACGGTGTTGCGCACGCTCTATCAAGAGTTGACCGGCAATGCGTACCTTCATCCGGTTTATGATGAAAGGCTTGGAGTTCCTCAAGAGCTTTGGCCTATGCCGCCACAGTGGATGCAAGTCATCCCGTCACGTGAAGAATTCATCGATGGTTACTTGTACGGCAGAACCGATGTTGAGGCTCTGCGATTTGAACGTGATGAAGTGATTCACTTTAAGCGCCCGAATCCTGACAACCTGTTCTACGGACTCGGTAAGGTCGAAGCCGCGTACGGCACTGTTCAAGCTAATGCAGCAGTCCACGAAATGGACTTAGCGATGTTTGAAAACCATGCACGACCTGACTACGCAGTCGTAGTCAACGGACCTGCAAGAAGGAACGATCTGGATATGTTTGAACAGCATGTCTCAGAACGCCTGCGTGGAACAAGAAAGACGGGACAGTTCCTTGCTGTCAGTGGCGATGTCAAGTTCGAGGCTCTGAACTTCCCACCAAAGGACATTAGTGGTCGCGAAGAAATCGTCGAGGAGATCGCTGCAGTCTTCGGTGTCCCGGTTTCGATGTTGAAAGCTAATGACCCGAACTTGGCTTCAGCACGTGCCGGGTTCGGTCAGTGGAGGGAAAGCACTGTTCTTCCGATGCTCCGCATGGACGAAGATGTGTTGAATCAGATTTTGTTGCCAATGTTCGGAATCGAAGACGACGCGGTTCTATGTTACGACAACCCTGTTCCAGCAGACAAAGAATACGAACTGAGGCAACGTCAAACGGCGGTTGCTGGCGGTTGGCAGACTTTGAATGAAGCTCGGCTCGAACAAGGCATGGAGCAAAGTGACAACGACCTAGCTAATGAATTGCTTGTTAACGGCATGCCTTTAGGTCAACAGCAGCCGCAGTTCGGTGCAAGTCCATTCGGCGCTTCGCCATTCGGTGCAATCCCACCTTCAGCTCCGCAAGACGCTCCGGTTGTAAACGAAGAACAAGAAGTCGAAGCACAGGAACAGCAGGCTGAAATCAGTGAAAGCCTTGCACTCAACGGCGCTCAGATTGCTTCTATTGTTGAAGTGCTTCAGAACATCTCTTCAGGTGTGATCGCCCGTGAAGCAGGCATCGAAGTGATCGTAGCGACCGGCATCGGCAGGGAGCAGGCCAACAACATGGTCGAAGCCCAGCAAGTCGAAGCGAAGCCAGTTGAACCAGAGCCAGAAAGTAAACAGGTTCTCCCATCTCCTGAAGAGATCGAAGGTGAGTTGTTCGATACGCCTGAAGAAGCTGAAGTTCGAGCCGATGAACTTGGATGCAGCGGTCATCATGTTCACGAAACCAATCAAGGTCCGAAGTACATGCCATGCTCAGACATGGGCGACTACACGAACCTGACAGGCATTGCTCATGACAAGAATTGCGGAATCGGGTCAGGTGGTTTCGAATCGGGAAATGATTGCGCTTCTGAAGATGGGTCATCGACTACAGAAGCTGACAAAGAAGATGACGATTCAGAAGACTACGCCGATGCAGACGGTGATCTGATCGCTGAAATACAAACGGATTGGGATACCGCTGCAGCGACTAACGAAGACTACATCGAAGGCAAGATAACGAACGTCGATGGCAAGGTAGTCGAGTATGACGGTAAAGAGGGTGAACGCTTTTCTTCGGCTGAAGTTAGGGAATTAGCTGGTCTTTATCAGGGAATAGATTATCGAGAAATTACAGACATGCAAAGAGGCATCGATAGTGCTGACATTTCTGATACTGACCTTGCTGAACGTGTAGAAAGTGCTCGCACAAGGTTGGTTCCTGAATCTGGTGAGACTGGAGAGGCATACGCTAGACGCATGGTCGAACACGCTGCGCGTGCAACGAACAGAGACAATAGTATAGAAACTTTCTACATTGGAAATGAAGGTAAAGCGGCTGAGGAATTCAGAGTTCAAACTAATATGATTGCGGATGGAGTTCTTAGTGGTGAGATTGAAGCGGCAGGCGCACAAGACATTTATATCTCAACCTTAGAGAACTACAGAGCGTCTGTGAAAAATGAACGCAAGACACTGCTGAATAATTTCAGTAATGCGATTCGAGGAAACATCACTTCTGATGGTTCTAGTGTCGAACTTTATCGAGGATGTGGTGAAAGGGAAACGCAGGCAATATGGGAACATATCAGCTCTAAAGGAGTTGGATCTACGATCACTTTGGATACGACTACCTCGACTACTACAAACGTACAAATCGCTAAACAGTTTTCTCGACGTATCGATCATGATTCCATAGGTCAATTCGTGCCAAACGGAAAAGAAAAGTCGAGCAACACTGTATTGAAGATCAAAGCTAAATCAGGTGCGATGATGCAGTACATGAGGAAAGAAGTGACCGACGGTGTAGAAAATGAAGTCCTATTGCCGAAGGGTACTTCATATAAAATCACCAAGGTTAGGTCTGTGCCTGACAGGAATAAAACGCACGTTGTCTACTTAGAAGAGGTTGAAAAATGAGCGAAGCAACGAGATTCGAAGACAACCCGTGGTCTGTGTCTGTAGATGAAGAAACCGAAGACAAAGCGATCACCGATGTTGACCTCAAGCCGACTGAAGCCATGGCTAACTTTGCTGAACGCGGTCTCAAGTTGAGGGAAGAACACGGGCGTGGAGGTACTCAGGTTGGTGTCTCTAGGGCTAGAGACCTCAAGAACCGATCGAACCTTTCGCCTAAGACGGTCAGACGTATGCACTCGTTCTTTTCAAGACATCGAGTCGACCTAACCGCACCAGCCGCCAAGCCGGATCACAAAGACTACCCCTCTGCAGGTGTAATCGCGTGGCTCTTGTGGGGTGGTAATCCTGCTAATCCCGATGGCGCTGGTGCTGGTTGGGCTGCTCGTAAGGTTGAAGAGTTGGATTCGGCATCTGAGAAACAAACACAGTCGACTTCTAATAAATCACTTGTAGAGATATTGGTTCTAGTCGGCCATGGCGAACTTTCAGCTACGGCAGCGGTTGCTCTTTGCAAATCACAAGGCATGGACAGTGGTGATGTCCGTGAAGCAATTGCGGCTCAAGTAGGATCTGCAATGAGGAAACGCGCCGATGGCTGAATGTGTTAGTTGCAAAGGGAAGTCGTACGTCGATCAGCGTCTTCTGTTCCTGCGCAATGTCAACGTCAAGGCTGAAGAGTTCCCGGCTTACGGGTTGTTTTCTGCTTCGGAGTTCCGCAAGTATGAGCAAGCTATCGAGCAGTGGTTTATCGATATCATTCAACAGGCAGTTGATGTCGCTGTCAGCAGGAATCCACAAGACGTTCAGAGCCTGATAGCAGACTTGAGGCGATTGGTCCTTACCGGATCTGCCGAGATTCCTGAGCAGGTCATCGACACGATCTTAGGTCAGTTCGAGACCGGAATCACCATGGGTCTAGGTCAGCTTCCTGCAGGTTTCGTTGATGAGCTTGTATTGCCTGATATCGAGACGATCGTAGCGAACAACATCAGAGAGATGGAAGGCTTTGCAACGAGCGCGTCAGAAGACGCTCTAGCTGAGATCATCGGTGACGGGCTAAGGACTGGTGAGAACGTCAGTCAGGTCGCTGGCCGTGTTCGAGAATGGGCAGAAGACACAGATCAGATTGAAAGAGCGACCGGATATAGGGCAACTACCATCGCTAGGACTGAGTCGATTCGGGCGCTCAACGATGGTCAACTGTCTGCGTGGACTGAAGTAGGAGTTCAAGAGAAGGAGTGGAGCATCTCGCAAGGTGCCTGTCAATTCTGTGAATGGATCGGTGAGAATCGAACCATCCAGCCAATCGGTGGTCTGTTCGCCAAGCTAGGTGAGCGGATACCGGGAACAGAAGGTGGCCGTATGAACATAAGCTACAGAAACATTAACGGGCCAGGATTGCACCCTAATTGCCGGTGTACATTGTTGGCTGTGATACCTTGATTGCAGAACACAGTAAGCAGATACCGATGAAGAAGAACATGGACAACATGAAAGTCAAGACACTGAGTACGACCGTAGAGCCTAGGCAGGGCGGTCGCATCATTGCCAAGCTGACTACGGACAGCGTGGATCGTGACGGTGAGGTTCTTATCCCACAGGGTATGAACGCTAAGGACTATGAAAACAATCCGGTTCTCTTCTACAACCACGACTACGCGAACCCAATTGGAACGGTCGCGAACCTGAAGCGTGATGATAACGCAGTAGTTGGCGAGTTACGGTTCGCGAAGAGACCGGATGACTATCAAGGCGATTTCTTTCCCGCGTTTGTAGAAACGCTCATAAGACAAGAAATCGTCAAGGGGATATCGATCGGGTTCATTCCCGAAGACGGCGGATCAAGGTCGGCTACCAAAGCTGACAAGTCTAAGTTCGGGTCTTCTATCAAGCGGGTTTTCAATAAGTGGAAGCTGCTCGAAGTTTCTGTAGCTCCACTTCCTGCAAATCAAGACGCACTTGTGCAAGCAGTCGACAAGGGTTATGTAACTTCAGCGCAAGTAAAGAGCTTCTGTAATGTTGACATCGCAGAGCCGTCTAAGGTTGTTTCGATTCGCAGAAGGACACAAATCAAACTACGTTCGACGAAGAACGAAGATTACATAGAACGAGCTGTAACGCATGCGATACGGAAGCGCATGGGGCAGCTTTACGAATAAGCGGTGACTTCATTCCTGAACTGACGGCGATGCCAAGCTGGTAGGATTGACAAAGAGTCGAACGCAAATCAACACAATGAAACTAGGAACAATGAAGAAAAACATTAGTCAGGTTAAGACCGATCTTCAAGCCATCCTGAACGACGTTGGTGACGAGCAGTTCGCTCGGACGAAGGCGCTGTACATGAAGGACGTGGAGATCGTTGACGCAGAAGGTCAGCCGATCGATCCCGAAGAACTCGATATCTCGATCGCCATGAAGGCTCCCGAACAGCTCGAAGAAGAAATCGAGCCAAAGGAATACGGCGAAGAAGAAGAAGAAGAAAACAAGGCTGAAGAAGCTGAAGAAGACGAAGAAGAAAAGATGAAGCCTAAGAAGTCACTGGACCTGACCGTTCAGAAGGCTGTCGCGGCTGCACTTTCTAGCAATCAAATCAAGAGCAAAGGTCTCGATATGAGAATCGATAACGATAGGGAGGGTCTCAAGCGTTGGGGTTCCCTCAAGCACATCAATCGCATCCAGACGGCAAGCGGAGACTCAGAACTTGAAGCATACAAGTTCGGTCGATGGGCGGCAGCTTGTATGGGTCATCGTAAGTCTATGGACTGGTGCCAGAACCGTGGCATTCAGGTCAAGGCACATCTTGAAACCATCAACGCACAGGGTGGATTCCTTGTGCCTGACGAGTTCAGCGATGTTCTGATTAGCCTTCGAGAAGAGTACGGCGTTGCACGTCGTAACTGCAAGATCGAGCCAATGACTTCAGACACCAAGCGCATTCCTAAGCGAAGCGCGACTCTGTCTGCTTCGTTTGTTGGTGAAGCAACTGCCGGTACTGAAACTACTCAGAACTTCCAGCAGGTCAATCTTGTCGCTAAGAAGCTCATGGTTCTCACGACCATCAGTAATGAGCTGAATGAAGATTCTCTCATCAATCTTGGCGACAGCGTGGCGGGAGAAATCGCTTACGCCTTCGCACTCAAGGAAGACGAATGTGTATTCCTCGGTGACGGTACTTCTACCTTCGGTGGCATCGATGGTGTGATTCAAGCACTGTTTAACGTCACCAGCAACGAGTCTGTGTTTACTGCCTCTTCGTCTGAAACGACTGCGGGTGATTTGCTGCTTCCTAGCTTTAACAAGACCATGGCGAAGCTGCCTGCTTATGCTGACACTCCTAACGCTAAGTGGTACATGCACAAGAGTGTGTACGCCGCTGCTGCAGAGAGATTGATGTATGGCGCAGGAGGCAACGCGATTCGTGACATCTATGATGGCGCTGGACGTGCGCAGTTCATGGGTTACCCAGTTGAATTTGTTCAGGTCATGCCCACCAGTTCGACCTTGAATGGTAACTCTACGGCTGCTACGGACAATGTGCGTTGCGCTGCTCTCTTCGGTGATCTTTCACTTGCATCGTGCTTTGGCGATCGTCGCTCGAACACCATCAGCTTCTCAGATTCTGCGCTGAACGCTTTCGAGCAGGACGAGATTGTCGTTCGTGGTACTGAGCGATTTGACTTTAACTGTCATGCTCCGGGTACTTCCTCAGAAGCTGGCCCAATCGTCTGCCTTAAGGCTGACTAATTCTTCTGAAAGGAATAGACCATGAAGAACCTACAAACAGCTCTTGTCGTGAATCACGGCGTGCCGATCAGTATCAACAACACGTCTTTGCCGGTTACTAATCAGATTGACACACGCGGTCGATCTGGTGGCGAACTGCTGGTCGTTGTTCAGTTTGGCTCTATCGCAGGCTCTGCTACTTTGACTGCTTGCAGTCTGCAAGAGTCTGATGTTACTGGATCTGGATTTGCTGATGTTACTGGATGCGTTCTTGCAACCAGTAACCTCGCTGATGGATCTGGCGCATCAGTTGCATTCGCTGGCGGAGACGAAGACTCATCAAGTATCGTGTTCCATGTTCCCCTTACCGAAAGCCGCAAGCGATTCTTTCAAGTCGTTGTGACTTGCGGTGGCGGTGCTGCAGTTCTGGTAAGTGCAGTAGCCATCATGACTACTGGTGGAACTGATGCGAACGAAAGTCTTGACACCCTCGCGACCGATGGTGCGCATCAGCAGATTCTGATCGCAAGCTAATACCCTTTTCACCGGGGGGAGTGGGAGATCGCCGCTCCTGCTCCCCCTCTTTACGAGATAGCAATGGTTGAAGATCAATACAAAGTCATAGGAATCATAAGCCCGCAACGTGGAGCTTCTACACTGACTGCGTCTGTCAGCCAAGTTGTTGATACGAGCGGCTACAAGGGTGGCAAGTTAGTCATCATCTTTAGCTGGGGTGATGCTGCAGGAGATGCAGCCAAGCTGAAAGTCTTGGAATCAGATGACAACGTGACATACACGAATCTGATGTCTGCTACTGATATTCAAGTTGACGGATCTGCAGGCGCTTTACCAACTAGCAGCACGGACAATTCTGAAGTGGTGTTCGACATACCTCTTGAGGTACACAGGAAACGATACTTCACTGTCGAATACACAAACTCGAGTGGGAACAACTTCATTTGTTGTACGGCAATCATCATCGGTAAAACAATTGGAAGCAATAGGACTCCAGCGACCGGAATCGTTAGAGCTAACTCCAAACTACTTAGTACGAAAGACAAATAAATGTACAACTACGACGGCATCACTCCGGTGATCGTATCTAGGCCGCTGAACATCAACAACTCTGATGCGACGATCAGTCAATTCGTCGATACGTTCGGAAATGCTGGTGGTCT